CGCATTGACGACGTTAACTTCGTGGCCCCGTTCGAGGGGCCGGTAGCGGTTGACATCATTGTCCAAGCCGCCCGCCCGAAAACGACGAAGCTCCCCCACCCCAAGCCGGATGTCGACAACTACGCCAAGGGGGTCCTCGACGCCCTGACGCAGGACGGTCGCTTCTGGCTCGACGACAGCCAAGTCCAGACCCTCACCGTGACCAAACGGTGGGCCGAGACCGTCGGCATCGCCGTCCAGATCAAGGAATTGTGAACTACAAACCTATCGCTCGCGTCGACTTCCTAGTCGTTCACTGTTCGGCCACCCGCGAGGGCCATGAGTTTAACGCCGCCGACATCGACCGGATGCACCGGCAACGCGGCTTCAAGAAAATCGGCTACCACTACGTCATCAAGCTCGACGGGACCGTCGAGAAGGGACGCCCCGACAGTGAGCCTGGAGCGCACGTCGAGGGGTACAACTCTCGCTCGCTCGGCATCTGCTACATCGGCGGGCTTGAAGACCGGAACGGGGACATCCCGAAGGACACCCGCACCCCGGCTCAGATCGAGGCGCTGACCAAGCTGCTGAAGCAGCTCACGGTCAAGTACCCGAAGGCTGAAGTCCTCGGACATCGCGACATCCCCGGCGTCCGCAAGGCGTGTCCGTGTTTCGACGTCCGCCCGTGGTGGCTCACCGCCAAGAAGTAACCCCCACAAGGAGACCCGCATGAACGACCAGCGCACCCCGCTGCTCCGTCGCACGACGGCCATGACTGACGCGATGGTGAGCGCCTTCGAGCGCGCCGGCATCGACACCTCGGGGGCCACGCTCCCGGTCAAGACTGAGCCGACGTGGCGGGTCTCCCGCAGGGACAACAAGAGAGGCCGCCGTTGAGCGACAGCGAAAGCCAGCTCCTCCACCACGGCGAGTGCGAGTTCTGTGGCAGCAAGGATAACCGAGCGTTCTACGACGACGGCCATTCTTTCTGCTTCTCGTGCGACGAAGACGTGGCGTGGCAGCGCGGCACCTATGAGGGCGACGCCCCCGAAAGCAAACAGAAGCTCGACGCGGAGTTCGTCCGCGGGAGCATCGAGGCGATCCCCAAGCGCAAGCTCGACGAGCGCACCTGCGAGAAGTTCAACTACCGCGTCGGTGAGTTCAACGGCCGCAAGTGCCATATCGCCCCCTACTATGACGACACCGGCAAGGTCGTGGCGCAGCAGCTACGGCTCCCCGGCAAAGACTTCCCGATCCTCGGGGACATCAAGAAGGCTCTCCCTCTGTGGGGCCAGCACCTCTGCCGTGACGGCGGGCGGCTGCTCGTCATCACCGAGGGGCAGCTCGACGCGATGTCCGTCACCCAGGCGATGGGCCTCAACTACCCCGCAGTGTCCCTGCCGAACGGCGCTAAGTCCGCCAAGAAGGCAATCACTCGGGCGCTCCCGTTCCTGTCGAGGTTCGAGAAAATCGTCTTGTGCTTCGATATGGATGACGACGGACGCGCTGCCCTAGAGGACGCGCTTCCGCTGCTCCCGTTCGGCAAGGCATTCGTCGCAGAGCTTCCTCTCAAAGACGCGAACGACATGGCGAAGGCAGGCCGCTCGAAGGAGCTAGTCGACGCCATTTGGGGCGCCCGCCGTTGGGTGCCTGACTGCCTGAACGAACTCGACGACGACCTCATCGAGGAGGCCATCGCGGACCCCGAGTGGGGCCTGCCGTGGCCGTGGCGCACCATGACGCAGAAGACCTACGGCATCCGCCGCTCGGCCGTCTACACGTGGGGCGCAGGCACAGGGTCCGGCAAGACCACGCTGATGAAGCAGCTCGCCATGACGGCGGTGCGGCCTGACCTCGGCGAGGATCACTCGGACTTCCTGACCATGCCAGCTCCGCGTCCTGTGGCGACGATCCTCTATGAGGAGCCGGTCAAGCAGACGATCAAGACGATCGGCGGCATGATTATAGGCAAGCGCGTCCACGTTCCCGGCGTGGAGTTCGACCGAGACGAGCTGCGAGCAGCAGTCGGCACCTTCCGCCACCTTCTCAAGTCCGTGTCACTCAAGGGCGCTCGGAACTGGGAGACGGTCCAGTCGACCATTCGCTACCTCTGCCTCGGCGAAGGCGTCCGTGACTTCATCGTTGATCCGATGACGGCGCTGACTGCCGGCGACGAGAACGAGCGCGTCAGCCTCGACGGCATCATGTCGGAAATGGCCGAGCTGGCCGAGGAGCTGGATGTCACCATCCACCTCGTGTTCCACCTCGCGACCCCTGACGGCAAGTCCCACGAGGACGGCGGCCGTGTCCAAGAGAAGCACTTCCGCGGTTCCCGCGCGGTCGCCTTCTGGTCCCACTACTTGATGGGCCTGGAGCGCGACAAGCAGGACCCCGACTGCCCCACCATAATCCGCGGTCTGAAGGACCGCCTCACCGGCGATGCCGTCGGTCCGTTCATCGCCCTCGCATACGACCGGGAGACCGGCCTGATGGTTGAGGTCGACATGCCGGAAGGCGACGGGCCGTTCAAATCCGAAACGCAGGACGAACTCTAATGGCTCACTACGACTGTAGCTGCTGCGGCGAGAGCATGGGTATCTCCCACGCTCACTGTCCTGAATGTCAGGCCGGACGCTGCCACCGAAACGCGGTCCCGGTCCCACCCCCGGCCCCCGAGGTCGAGGACGACGGCTTCGTGACCGTCCACGCCTCGCCTCCGATCATGCTCCCGCAGGGCGACGCGGAGCGCCTGGACTTCCCCATGTTCGACGGCCTGATGGCCTACTTCCCGAACGCTCTGGCGGAGGTCGCTCGCGTCTCGAAGCTCGGTAACGACCAGCACAATCCCGGCGAACCCATGCACTGGGCGCGGGACAAGTCGACCGACCATGAGAACAAGATCATGCGGCACCTCGCCGACGTCGGAACCGTGGACCCGAAGGGGGTCCTCCACTCCGTCCGCCTCGCATGGCGGGCGCTCGCCCTCGCCCAAGAGGAAATCGAACGCCGCAACGGCCTCCCGCCGTCGCGCGCCTCCCGTAACCGCACCTTCTAGGAGCACCCGAATGAACCTGAAGATCATCCGCCTGCGCGCCATGCAGGTCCTCGCCGACGTCCTCGGCTTCTTCGACCGTGGCGTCGACGGCGCCATCGATGCGTTCACCCGCGCTGACCGTCAGCTCGACGCCGTGAAGGCCAAGCTGGACGCTAAAATGTCCCGCGAGTTCGACTTGCAGGCAGCCAGCTACGATCGCCAGCAAGAGATCGCCGCCGCTGAGGAGGCTCGTCGCCTTGCGAGCTACGACCGCGTCACCTCGCTGTACGACAGCCGCCAGCGCGCCGCTTCCATCCAGCGCCGCATAGCGGAACTGCTGAAGTAATGCTGGCCGTCCAGATTGGCGCCACCATGTGCGTGTTCGCCGCCACGGGCCACCTAGTGTGTTCGACGGTGGACAACGCCATCGGCGAGAGCACCCCGCTGACGTCGACCGTCGGTCTGTCGAGTGTTGCCATCGGCATCCTCGGTATCGTGATCGCCGCTCTCGGCATCATCTGGAGCTAAACCAATCGTAGACCGGGGTGCGATCCGGCTGACCTGTGGAACGGGGCCACCCACAGTGAGAGTGACAAAACGCCCCTGACCTAATCATCCCCGCCGTGGCCCACAAACGAGCCGCGGATAACGGAGGGGAAAGCGCCCGTTCGGAGCGCCGGGTCCCTCCACCTTCCCGCGCAGGAGCCTCAATGAAAATCTTTGACGTGGAGACCGACGGTCTCCTCGACGAGCTGACGCGCGTCCACACGATGCACGTCCTCGATAACGAGACCGGCGAGCGCCTGCGGTTCAACGATGGCAAGTTCGCCGACGGATCACCGGCGCCCCGCGACGGCTCGATCAGCGACGGCCTCATCATGCTCATGGAGCAGGACGAGGTCTGCGGCCACAACATCATCAACTTCGACATCCCGGCCATCACGAAGGTCTACCCGTGGTTCCGCCTGAAGCTGAGCTGCGTCGCGCACGACACCATGCTCTACGCGCAGATGATTTGGCCGAACATCAAGCAGATCGACCAAGCTGCGGTTAAGACCCGGAAGCGTCCGGACGACTTCGGCAAGCGTGGCCTCATTGGTCGCCACTCGCTGGAGGCATGGGGCGTTCGCCTCGGTGTCCTGAAGCTCGACTACGACGGGCCGTGGGGCGCCTTCACCCAGGAGATGGAGACCTACGCCGCACAAGACCCGGTCACGACGAAGGCCCTGTGGGACAAGTGCGTCGAGAAGAACTTCGGCGGCAACTCCGAAGAGAGCTTCCGACTGGAGCACGACGTCGCCCGCATCATCGGCTTGCAGGAGAGGTTCGGCTTTGCCTTCAACCTCGCCGAGGCTGAGAAGCTGGAAGGCGTTCTCCGCGCCCGCCGCGCCGAGCTGTATGACAAGCTCACCGAGACCTTCGGGTGTTGGTACGAGCCGGAGCGAAAGTTCGGCAAGGCCGTCGAGTTCACGCCCAAGCGGAACGATCGCAGCCGAGGCTACACTGCCGGCGACACCTTCACGAAGGTCAAGCTCGTCAGCTTCAACCCCGGCAGCCGCAAGCAAATCGCATCCCGACTGATTAAGCTCTACGGGTGGATACCCGTCGAGTTCACCGACAAGGGTGCGCCGAAGGTCGACGAAACCACGCTCGACCAGCTCGACCACATTCCCGCCGCGAAGCTGCTGATCGACTTCCTGACCGTTGAGAAGCGGCTCGGGCAGTTGGCCGATGGCGACAACGCATGGATCAAGAAGGTCCGCGCTGACGGCCGCATTCACGGCCGCGTCTCAACGCTAGGCGCCATCACCCGGCGCATGACGCACTGGGACCCGAACATGGCTCAGTGTCCCTCGCTTATCAACGCGAAGGGAGTGGTGCCTTACGGCCGCGAGTGCCGGTCCCTGTTCATCGTCTCGAAGGGCAACCTCCTCTGCGGCTGCGACGCCGAAGGCTTAGAGCTGCGGATGCTCGCCCACTACATGGCGAAGTTCGACAGCGGTTCCTACGGCGATACGGTCGTCAACGGGAAGAAGGAGGACGGCACCGACGTCCACACGGTCAATCAACACCTGATTGGCCTGAACTCCCGAAACTCCGCGAAGACGTGGATATACGCCTACCTCTACGGCGCTGGCCTGCTGAAGCTCGGCATGGTCATCTACGAGGACTTCGGCGGCAACCGGCGCGAAGCGTTCAACGCCAAGCACGAGGCCGGACCTGCCCGCGAGAAGGCAATCGCGCGCCTCGGCAAGAAGGCCAAGGAGAACGTCGAGGCGGGACTGCCCGCCCTCGGCAAGCTCCAAGAGCTGGTCAAGAAGCTGGCCGCACGAGGCTACCTGAAGACCCTCGACGGCGGACTGCTCAAGGTCCGCTCGGCGCACTCGGCGCTCAACACGCTGCTGCAAGGCGGCGGCGCCATCGTGATGAAGAAGGCCCTAGTGATCCTGTTCGAGCGACTGCTCGCGGCAGGGTGGGAGCCTGACCTTGTCACCGGCGAGCTGCGTCGCGGCAACGACGTGATCGGCTTCGTGGCGAACATCCACGACGAGTTCCAGATGGAGGTCCCTGAACACCTCGCCGAAGAGATCGGCGGGATGGGCAAGGATGCCATTCGGGATGCCGGCGTCGCCTTCAACCTACGCTGCCCTCTCGCAGGGTCCTTCGACAAGGGCCTGAACTGGGCTGACAGTCACTAGTTCCACTTGGGAGAAATCCTATCAACACGCCTAAACCCCGCATCCTGGTCCTCGACATCGAGACCAAGCCCACTCAAGCCTACGTGTGGCGGATGTTCGACGAGAACGTGGCGGCTGACCAGATTATCGCCCCCGGTGGTACTATCTGCGTCGGCGCGAAGTTCCTCGGAAAGCCTAAGGTCCACATGCTGTCCGACTGGAAGCATGGGCACGAGGGAATGCTTGAGGAGACCCACGCGCTCCTCTCGGAAGCCGACGCGGTCGTCACCTATAACGGCGACAAGTTCGACCTCCCGAACCTGCGCGGCGAGTTTGCCCTCGCAGGCATGTCGCTGCCCCCGCTGGTCCCGAGCATCGACGTCTACAAGACGGCTCGCGGCCTGCGCCTCGGCATTCACAAGCTCGGCTATGTCGGCACCCGTTTCGGGGTTGGCGCCAAGCTGACGCACGAGGGGTTCAACCTCTGGAAGTCCGTGATGAACGGCGACCCCAAGGCTCAGAAGCGCATGGAGCGCTACTGCGCTCAGGACGTCCGGCTGCTCGAAGGTCTCTACCTCCGGCTGCTTCCGTACATCCGCAATCACCCGCACCTGAACAACCAAGGCCGCGGCGCCTGCCCGAGCTGCGGCTCGATGCAGGTCCAGAGCAAGGGATCGCGCCGCACCCGCGCGTTCAAAATCCAGCGCCTCCACTGCCAGAACTGCGGCAGTTGGCACGACGGAACGAGGACCAAAATATGAGCCACTTCCTCGGCGACCTGTTCAAGGGCGTCGGCAACAAGGGATGGGAACTCGCCCGCGTAAGCTGCGGGTGGGCCATTCTGTCCACCTCAGCCCTCGCCGGCTTCAAGCTGTTCCAAGGGCAGCCCCTCGCCATGAACGACTACGCCGACGCGATGATGAAGGTCTTCGCCGGCAGTGCCCTGTTCATCGGAGCGAAGGACGTCGCGAAGGCCCACGCAGATAGCAAGGCTTCCACATGAACCTCCCGATCCTCCCACCGTGGGCCTCAGTGACCCTGAAGTTCGCCCCGTATGTCGCCATCGCGATCCTCGCCGGCCTCCTCTTCCTGTCACACGGGAAGGTGGAGAGCCTCGAAGCGAAGGTCTCGGCCCGCGACACGCAGGTCTCGGCACTGATCGAGGCGCGCGACTTCTTCAAGACGGCCGTCGACCAACGCGACACGCTCATCAACAGGCAGAACTCCAGCATCGACGCCCTGGCGCAAGCCTCGGTGGCCGACCGCACAGTCTACCTGAAGGGCCTCGAAGCGGCCCGCGTGGTCTCCGCCGACAACATGAAGGTGTCGACCAACCTGCTCGCGCTGAAGGCCCCCGACGGGGAGCTGGAGCAGTGTCGTGCAGCCCGTGACCTCTTGGAGCAGGAGCTTGTGAACTGATGAAAGGCTGCGCTCTGATGCTGCTGTTCGCGGCTGTTGTCGTGGGAAGCATCGCCTACGAAGTCGTTAAGTTCGCCGCTTGGTGTCGAGTGGCGTTCGGATGACCCCCGCCCAAGCCATGCTCGCAGGGCGCCTCGCGATGCTCCGGAAGGACGTCGAAGAGGCCGCCCTGTCGCGGGCCACGGCCCGTATCATCTACCGCACCCCTCAAGGGGATCGCACCGTCTACCTCGACGCGCCCACCACCATTGCGGCGCTCGACGCAGCCCACCTGTCGCTCTCCGACCGGCTGCTCAAGCTAGGAGTTTCCGAACATGAGCATATCGCTCTCCCTGCGCCCGACCCCCGAGGCGCAGCTTCTCCTGATCGTTCTAGTGGTCGTGGCGTTCCTCGGCCTGACCGCCTGCCAAGGCCGCCCAAAGAGCCATCCTGAGGTAGCCCCACCGGCGCCCGTTCAGGAGGTGAAGGTGGCCGTGCCGGTGCCCTGCAAGATCGAGCAGGTCGCGGAGAAGCCGCGGCCCTCTAAGCAGGCGCGGAAGGGTGACGACATCCACACGCTGACGAAGATCGCGCTGGCTGACCGCCGCGTCCTCCTAGCGGAGAACGGCGAGCTTAGGGCGGCGAACACCAGCCCCTGTCCGGGAGCGAAGTGATGGCTAGGGCTTCCTATGTGTGGGTCCTGCGCGGCGCCTCGGGACGCCCGTTTGCGGCCTTCACGGTCAAGCACGAACTCCTGTCGGCAATCCAAAGATCGCACCCCGGCGACCGGAGAGACTGGACCGTGGTCCGTCTCTCGGACGGGAGCATCTCCTCCGTAGTCGATATCGGCTCGGCAGTTTCTTTCATGGAAGCGAACGCCTGATGCAGACCCGAACCGACAGCTTCATGGAGGCTGCCACCAACACAGCCATCGGCCTAGCGGTGTCCACCGTTGCCAACGCGACGCTCACCCCGTGGGTCCTCGGACACCCGATCTCGGTCCACGAGAATGTGGTCCTGTCGGCGGGCTTCACGGTGATCTCGATTGGCCGGTCCTACCTCCTGCGCCGAGCATTCAACGGCAAGTCGGTGTGGCAGGCCATCAAGGGCACCCGCCTGACCTCGCTGGAGAGGGCACACCTTCGGAGACTAGCCCGATGAGCCGCCTCGCCGCCTTCCTCGCCGGCTTCACGCTGGCGGCGGTGTCGCCTGTGGCAGCCGCCAAGGTCGAACTGCTGTGCCGCCCGGTCCTAAAGCCGGAGGTCAACTGCGTCCCGAACTACAACCCTAAGCCGCCGGAGTGCCATATCGCATGAGCCGCACTCTCCTCATCGACGCCGACCTGATTGCCTACCGAGCGACTGCTGCTCTCCAGCAGACGATCGACTGGAACGGGGACGGGTCGTGCGTCTCTGTGGACGGGCGCCTGGACGAGGCCAAGGCTGAAGCCAAGCGTGTCGTCGAGTGGTTCATGGACGACCTCAAGGCGGACGACCTCGTCATCTGTCTGTCGGACGACGTGCAGAACTTCCGCAAGCGGATCGACCCAACCTACAAGCAGCTCCGCACCGCGACAGAGCGCCCGGTCCATCTGTACGACCTGAAGGAGTGGATGGGCGAGAAGTGGTCTTCGCGGCTGATCGCGACCTTCGAGGCGGACGATGTCATGGGCATCATGTCCACCGAGCCGCACACCAGCGAGAGGGTCATTGTCAGCAACGACAAGGATATGAAGACGATCCCCGGCCTCCTATGCCGGCCCGACTACGAACGCCGCAAGCTCAACGTGGTCGAGATCACGGAAGAGGCGGCCGATCGCTTCCATCTGTGGCAGACCCTCACCGGCGACACCTGCGACGGCTATGACGGGTGCCCCGGCGTGGGCGGTGAGCGAGCGGAGCCGATCCTCGACGGATACGGCTTCCAGCGATACGACCACACGATCACCAAAGGGAAGCGCAAGGGCGAGATCGACGTCCGCTGGCCGCGCTTCCAGTTCGACGGCCCTTGGCCGGCCATTGTGTCGGCCTACGAGAAGGCCGGACTGACCGAGGCAGACGCCATCCGGCAGGCCCGCTTGGCCTTCATCCTGCGGTCGTCCCACTATGTCGACGGAAGGCGCCTCGACTGGAACCCTCCGAAGTAAAACGGGAGTTTTCCGCCACTCTCCCTAAAAAGGCCAATTAGGGCCACCCCTTGGTACACCGAACCTTTAGGTTCGGGACCAGTCTCCTTCGGTTGCTCCTTTGGGGCCGCTGCGAGCTTCGGCTCCGGCGGCCCTATTTTTTCATGTGAGGCCCCGTGATCCTATTCCCCGACAGCGCCTCTGCGCTGGTCGACGAACTCGACCGAATGTTCCCGGAGCGGCCCGCAACGCCGAAGACCTCCCGCGAGGAAGACCTCGCCCACGGCGCCAAGCGCGAGCTGATCGGCTTCCTCAAGCACTGGAGGGAGACCAGCCGCACGGCGTCCCCACCCACCGTGCGCCGCTCTCGGCGTTAGCCTGAGGAGCCGCCACCTTGTGTGTGCCTAAGCCCCCGAAAATCCAGCCGACGGACCCGGAAGCGAAGCAGCCGGACCCGGCCATCATCCGCAACCCGTACCTCGACGGAGCGAGCGACTTCGCGATCGCGCGGATGGGTCGGTCTCAGCTCCGCATCAATCCCGGCGCCGCGCGCGTCGCGCTGCCACCGTCCGCGCCGCGGGCACCCGCCGCGCTACGGATCGGATAACCCAACATGGCCTCTCCACCGCTCTCGGCTACGCCGATGGCGAAGGCGCGTTACACGCAGCTCACTGGTGCCCGTTCAACGGCCCTGACACGCGCCCGCCAGAACTCGTCGCTGACCATCCCCGGCCTAGTCCCTGAGGACGGCCAGGACGGCAACACCACATTCTCGCAGCCCTACCAGAGCCTCGGCGCCCGCGCCGTGAACAACCTCGCGGCATGGCTGCTCGTCACCCTATTCCCGCCCGACCAATACTTCTTCCGCCTGAACATCGACGAAGATACAGCGGAAGAACTCGGCTCGGGCTTGGCGGACGCCAAGACTGCCTTGAACCGCATTTCCGGCAAGGCGCAGCTCGTTATCGAAACGAGCGCCTCGCGTCCCGTCTTCATGGAGACCCTTCGTCACCTCGCGGTGGCTGGCAACGCTCTCCTCTACTTCCCGCCCGACGGGACCCCGCCGCGTATGTACCGGCTCGATCAGTATGTCGTTCTGCGGGACAACCGCGGGCAACTGCTCGAAGCGGTCATCCACGAGCAGGTGTACCCCTCGACGCTCGCGGAGGAAATCCGCACCGCCGTCGGCATTCAGCCCGACTCCGGCGGAGGCACTACGGAGAAGATGGTCGACCTGTACACGCACATTAAGCGCGTGGACGACAACGTCGAGCACTACCAAGAGATCAGCGGCAAGTTGGTCCCCGGCTCGGACGGCAAGTCGCCGGCTGATAAGTCAGGCTGGCTCGCGCTGCGTTGGCAGACGGTCCCCGGTTCGGACTACGGCCGCGCTCACGTCTCCGAGTACCTTGGCGACCTTCTCTCCCTAGAGGACATATCGAAGGCGATCGTTCAGTTCGCCTACGCAGCCTCCCGCATCGTTCACCTTGTGAACCCGAACTCGATGACCGACGTCGACGCGCTAAACAGCGCTGAGACCGGCGACTTCATCAGCGGCCACACGGACGACGTGGGTACGCTTCAGCTCGAAAAGGGTCAGGACTTCTCGGTCGTTCGGCAGGTAGCCGAGACCATCGAGCTTCGCCTGAGCCACGCCTTCATGCTCCAGTCCGGCACCGTCCGCGACGCAGAGCGCGTCACCGCGGAGGAAATCCGCGCGATGGCGGAGGAGCTGGAGAACGTCCTCGGCGGCGTCTACACGGTCCTCTCGGCGGAGTTCCAGCTCCCGCTCGTCAACCGTCTCCTCTACATCCTCGAACGCGGCGGCAAAGCTCCCAAGCTTCCGGCGTCCGTTCAGCCGATGATTGTCACCGGCTTCGAGGCGATGGGGCGGAACCACAGTGCGAACAAGCTTCGCGCGTGGATGAGCGACATGAGCGGCATCTACGGGCCGCAAGTCCTACAGCAAATCACCGACCCCAATGAGGTCGGCAAGCGTCTCGGCGATAGCTACGGCATCGAGGCGATGGACCAGCTCCTCAAGGCACCGGAAGTGCAACAGCAGGAGCAGCAGCAGGGCGCCATGCAGCAAGCCGCAGTGTCGGCCGCGCCGCATATCGCGAAGGGTGTCATCGACGCCGCCGCGAAGAATGCCCAACAACCCACGGAGTAATCCTTGAGCAAGTCCAATAGCAACCCGGCCCCTGAGGCCACCGCAGAAGCCCCGGCCCCGACGCCGAGCGGCATCCAGATCGAGACCCGTTTCGAGATCGTCGACAACACTGCCGCCGAAGTAGTCGCTCCCCGCGCTGCTGAGGAAAGCGAGCGCAAGCTCGACAACGGCATGACTGTGGTGGACTACGTCTAATGGCTGACGCAACCGAACAGCCAGCGGCGACAGAGACGCCGGCAGTTGAGCTGAATGCCCAAGAGCAGGCCGCCGTTGAGGTGGGCCAGCGCGGCTTCAGCGAGCCTACGAACGTCAACACGCCGGCCCCAAGCGGTCCGCAGCGCCCCGAAGGGGTGCCGGAGCAGTTCTGGAAGGACGGCAAGGTCGACGTCGAGGGTCTAGCCAAGAGCTACGGCGAGCTGCGGTCCAAAATGGACAGCAAGTCGACCGAAGAGGCCCCGGCGAACAAGGAGGAAACTCCTCCCGTCGACGCTACCGGCAAGATCAAGCCTGAAGAGAAGAAGGAAGAGGTCGCCGAAGGCGAGCCAACTCCTCTCCAGACGGCGATGGAAGCCGCCCGCACCCAGTGGGCTGAGACGCAGGAAGTCTCCGACGAGACAGTCGCGCAGCTTGAAGCTGCCGGCATCCCGAAGGACGTCTTCAGTCTCTACCTAGAAGGTCTCAAGGCGCAGACCGCACAGCTCGTCAGCTCGATCCACGAGATCGCAGGTGGCAAGGAGCAGTACGAAGCGGCCACGGCCTGGGCAGCGAAGACGCTGAAGGCCGACGAGGTCGCCGCGTTCAACGACGCTCTCGACAACCCGACACTCCGCGAGACCGCCATCACGGGCCTTATGGCTCGCTACCAGAAGGCGATCCCGTCAGAAGGACGACAAGTGACCCCAACCGATATGCCCGCCGCTGGCAGCGACGTGTTCGCTTCGCGTGACGAGTTAGTCGCCGCGCAGAAGGACCCGCGCTACGCCACCGACGCGAAGTATCGCGAAGAGGTCGCGCAGAAGCTGGCCCGCTCGCAGGCTGGAGGCTTCCAAGCCTTCGCCCGCCCGCAGTTCGGTCGGCAGATACTGTCCAGCTAAATAGAACCCCCTCGGCCTCTCAATGAAGCACACTGAGGGGGTCTTCTTTCCCCCGACGTGACGTCCGGTCGACGGACTTAGGCGTCACAATGGGAGCCTCCCGCATACCCGCCGACGGGCGGCGCGGAAGGCACAGTGCCAAGGGTCGCTTTTACCCTTCTCCAGACGCTCTCAAAGACAACCCGACGAACGTCCTGCGGCCCCCGAGGGGACAACCGCCGGCGTGGGCCTTCGATGATCGACTGATCGAAACCCCACACCAAAACCCAATCTGAAAGTTAGAGAAGTGGCAAATTCCACTCCGTCGCGTCCCGGCGCGAACCTGCTCGGCGCCGATCCGCGCGAGCTGATGCTCGACCTGTTTGGTGGCGAAGTCATCACGGCCTTCGAGACCGCGACGATCCTCCGCGACAAGCACCAAACGAAGACGCTTGCCAAGGGCAAGTCGTTCAAGTTCCCGGCTATCTGGAAAGCCGGCGGCGGTTATCACACGCCGGGTCAGGAAATCCTTGGCCGCCAGATCACCCACACCGAGCTGACCGTCGATCCCGACGACAAGCTGGTGTCGGACGTATTCGTTGCGGACATCGACGAGCTGCTGAACCACTACGACGTGCGTCAGCCGTACACGAAGGAACTCGGTGAGTTCCTCGCGCGCCACTACGACGCGAACGTCCTCCGCACGATCCTCCTCGCCTCGCGCGGTCCTGCGCTGTTCACCGGCGACCAGGGCGGCTCGGCCGTTGTGGACGCTCTGTTCGCGACCGACGGTTCCAAGCTGCTCGACGGCATCAGCGCCTCGAAGCAGGTCATGGACGAGAAGGACGTCCCGGTTAACTCCATGCCGGTCCACGCCCTGTTCAAGCCCGCTCAGTGGTATCTGATGGCGCGCTCGGACAAGAACCTGAACCGCGATTACAACGGCGGTAGTGCCGATGTCCGCCGGCAGTCGCTCACGACTGTCGACGAAATCAATATCTACAAGTCGAATATCGCGGCCGAAGTCTTCGGCGTCGACAACCGCGCGGCCCCGTACAACGACAGCTCGAACGAGAAGTTCATCCCGTCGGTGTACCGCGGCAGCTTCGGCACCTCGGTTGGTGCCATCTGGACCCCGATGGCGGCCTGCTCAGCAATCGTGCAGGACGTTGGCTTCCAGATCGTCGATCAGCCGGAGAAGCAGGGCACCCTCCTGCTCGCCCGTATGATGGTCGGCACCCGTCAGCTCCGCACCAAGTGTGCAGTCGAGCTGCGGACTGGCGCCATCCCGGCGTAACCAGCCCTTTGAGGGGCCTCCCGTTTCTGACGGGGGGCCTCTCTATTTTTTCAAGGAGCCGCCATGCGCGTTCTCGAACACACGACGCTCCTCGAAGCGGTCAACACCATCCTCTCCACTGTCGGCAACGCCCCGGTGTCGAGCGTGGATGGTGCAGGGATCGAGGACGCCGACATCGCTCTCCGGCTCGTCACTGAGCTTACCCGCCGAGTTTGCCTCGGCTCATTCGACTGGAACACGGACAGCGATTATCCGCTGGCCCCCGATCCGGACGGCTACATCAGCCTCCCCCTCGGTGCCCTTACAGTCGACCCGCAGGCGACCACTCAGAAGCTCGTCGTGCGCCGCAATCCGAACAACGAGAAACTCGGCCTGTGGGACAAGTCCAACCACACCTTCAAGTTCTCCGAGGCTGTCCCCTGCGAAGTCACGTGGGGCTTCCCGTTTGAGGACCTGCCGGAGATCGCGCGAGACTTCATCGTGCTGTCCGCAGGGCGGACCTTCCAGAAGCGCTTCGTTGGCTCTCAGGTGCTCGACCGCTATTCGGCCGAGGACGTCGCCAGCTCGTGGGCTTCGCTCCAGCGCACCGAGCTGAAGTCGCGCGACTACAACCTGTTCCGCGACAACCCCTCGATGGCCCGCGTCAACAACAGGAACTACTAATGAGCGTCCTGTCGACGCGGACACTTCCGCAGCTATTCAATGGCGTATCGCGCCAGCCCCCGATCCTCCGCTCGCTCGACCAGACGGAAGACGAGCTGAACTCGTGGGCGGCGGTGTCTGCCGGCGTCGGCAAACGCCCGCCTACGGAACACATAACGAAGCTCGCCAGCTCGATCGGAGCGGACGCTTTCGTCCACACGATCAACCGCGACACGACTGAGCGCTACGTCGTCATCATTGACGGCGGCACCATTAAGGTAGTCGGGTTCGACGGCGTCGAGCGCACCGTGAACACACCAGGCGGGACGGACTACCTCTTCGGGGGCGAGTACACCGCAGTCACGGTGGCGGACTACACCTTCATCGTGAACCGCAGCCAGCCCGTAGGCATGAAGCAGTTGGTGGTTGGCGACCCTTCGCCCGACACCGTTGCCCCTCCGACCTACGTGAGGAAGATCACCCGCGACCCGCGCTACGCCGATGGCTACTCGATCGATACGCTGATCGAGGCTGGCGACGAAGACAGCTACGTTCCCAACACGAACTACGGCACGTCTTCGATCACCGGCCGCGTGGCATCCGTGGAGAAGCTCCCCGAGACGGCCGCCGACGGCGCCATCTATGAAGTTCAGGGGTCAGACTATCTGCCCTCGACGAGCTTCTACGTGGTCCGCAACGGAGCCGTGTGGGACGAGACGGTTCGCCCCGGCCTGACCAACGCGATCGACGAAGCGACGATGCCGTACTGCCTCATCCGTGAGGGCGACGGGACGTTCACCTTCGCGCCCTTCTCATGGGCGCCGCGCCGCGTTGGCGACGAGAAGACCAACCCGCTGCCGACCTTCGTTGGCCGCACGGTGCGCGACGTGTTCTTCTATCAGAACCGCCTCGCGTTCCTGGTCGACGAGAACGTCGTCCTCTCCTGCGCGGGCGACTTCGGAAACTTCTGGAGGAACACCGTTCTGGACGCCATCGACAGCGATGTCGTGGACGTCGCGGTGACGACGACGCAGGTCTCGATCCTTCAACACGCGATCCTGTTCAACGACGGGGCGCTGTTGTTCGCGGACCAGACGCAGTTCTCCATGTCGAATGGCGAGAGCGGCGTCACGCCGGCCTCAATGTCCATTCAGCCGGTGACGCACTACACCGTCAATAAGGAAGCGAAGCCAGTCGCGCTCGGCACGGAAGTCTACTTCTGTGGCGAAGCCTCGGGCCGGTCCGTCTTCTACGAGTACAGCCGCCTTCAGGACGCCGAGAGCACTACCGCCGCGGACATCACGGCGCACGTGCCGGGGTTGATCCCCGGTGGCATCAAGAAGCTTTGTGGCGGGCCTCGCTCGCTGTTCACCTTCGACGGCACCACTGACGCCTTCTGCTACCAGCTCTACTGGAACGGCAACGAGAAGCTCATGTCCGCATGGCGCCCGTGGTCGTTCTTCGGGAACGTCCTTAGCGCCTCCGTGCTGGACGATCATCTCTATCTGGTGATCGAGTACAGCGACGGGGCCTATCTCGAAAAGATGGACCTGAGCGACGGAGCGCACCCGGATAACCAGCCCAAGCAGGTCTATCTGGACCGCCGCGTGTCGCTGGTGGGAACCTACGACGCGGTCTCCGATCGGACGACCTTCGTCCTCCCCTACGAGGTCCCTGTGGACCAGCGGGGGCAGGTGGACGTGGTGTGGGGCACTGGCTCAGCCACTCCACACCAGCGGACGAACCCTGAGCTGATCGCGTGGACGGACCTGAAGACCCTGTCGGTCCCCGGCAACTTGGCCGGAACGACGTCCATCGGGCTTCGCTACAGCTTCTTCATCGAGCTGTCTCAGCAGTTCCCTGCGGACTACCAAGGCCGCCCGCTCACGTCGGGCCGGCTCCAGCTCCGCACGATCTCCGTTCGCTATACGGAAAGCGGCTACTTCACGGTCGAGGTGTACCCCTACGGGAGAGCACCGTCGGCCGATCTAGAAGCCACCTTCCCGAAGCGAGTGGTGGAGTTCCGTGGCAACGTCCTCGGCTCCAGCTCCGCGATCCTGGGCGCCCCGGCATACGCCAGCGGCAGCCACCGCGCGTCGCTCACGGGGGACAGCCGCAAGGTCGTCATCCGGCTCGCCAACGACAGCTACATGGCCTCGACCTTCTCCTCGGCGGAGTGGGAAGGTCTCTACAACTCAAGGGCTATGGCTTAATGATCTCAGTTCACGACCTCCACCGTGTCCCTACCGATACGGTGGGGGCGTGGGCTAGACACGTTGCCCTCAACCTTCGCCAGCAAGATCGCGACGAGCTTGAGGCCGCCCACCAAGGCGACCCTCGGTCATCGATCGCACTCTCCATTATGATGTCCGCCCGAGCCTTCGCAGTGCTCGATCGGCAGGACGTCCCCGTGTGTCTCTTCGGAGCTGCCCCGCATCCGCTACCGGGTGTCGGCGTGGCATGGCTCCTCGGCACCGACGGCCTCTTCCGGGAGGCCCTCCCCATCGCTCGCGCGTCCAAGCAGAGGCTAGAGGAATTGCAGCAGCAGTTCCCGCTCCTCTGGAACTACGTCGACGAGCGCAACACCGTATCCATCAGGTGGCTCCGCTGGATGGGCTTTAAGGCCCACAGCGTGAAGGAGACAGTCTCCGGCCACCCCTTCCGCATATTCGCAAGGACCGCAAATGTGTGATCCCATAACGGCCTCGGTCATCGTCGGGGTGACGATGGTTGCCTCAACCGCGGCGGGTATCGTCACTCAGAACCACGCAGCAAAGGTTCAGGAGAAGGCGATCCGTCAGCAGACGAAGGTCGCCAACGACGAAGCCCGCGCTGAAGCTACCGGCGAATTGTTCGACAACATGCGGGCCGCTCGACGAGAGGCGGGACGAACCCGCGCGACTGCCGGCGAAGCTGGCCTGTCGCTCGATAGCGGCTCCGTCGAGACGCTCCTGCTGGACAGCGCAATGCAGTCCGAGCTGAAGAACGACCGGACCCTCGCCAACCTTGAGAGCCGGCACAACTCGAACGTCTCGGAAGCGAACTCGATGCTGTCGCGCATCCAGCACGATAACTGGCTCACTGGTGGGCTGAAGCTCGCCGCCGCAGGCGCCCAGGCAATGTCCGGCGTAAGCTCGGCAAAGGCAGGATCATAAGCAATGGCAGACCTTAGCCGGGTGCAGAACCGCGACGTCACGATCGATCGCAAGACGCGCAACCGTGACAGCATCATACCCGATCGCCGTAACACGGACGCCCCGCAGCGCCGTGTCTTCGCGGACGTCCGCAATGGCGCCCGTGGGGACGGCGGAGCGCAGTCGCTCATGGAAGCGCTCGGCATGGTCCAGAAGGCCGCCGGCGCGTTCCAAGGCGCCAGCAACGATCGCTACGCGAAGCGTGAGCAGGAGCTAGGTTCTCAGGGTCTCCTTGACGAGGCCGCTGGCCGCGCTGACCCCGAGCTGGTTCGCAAGAGCGTCGCCTACCGCGGCTCAGTGATGACGCAGCGGGCGCAGTCCGCATTCTACAAGAATGCCGAGACGCTGGACGACCAGATCAAAGGCATCATCAACAGTGATGATCCCGAGCTGCTCGACCCCGCCAAGCGGGCGTCGGCCGTTGAGGCGGCGATCGACCAGAACTTCAAAGAGTTCACGATCGACCCCGACACGAACAAGCTCCGCGACTGGGGCGCTCCCGCCGCTGCCAAGTGGCTCGGCCAGAACCTCGGCGCAGCTCGCGCTGAAGTTCGCGCCAAGGCTCTCCAGCAGCTTGAGGACCGCTCGAACGAGTTGAGCATCCAGCAGGCGGCCACCGTGTTCGGCGCCAGTGTCGACGCCGGGAAGCCGATGGGCTTCGAGGAAGCGATGTCGGGCATCCTGCCCACCGCCGACAAGCGGAAGGCGAAGGAGCAGTTGCTCCTCGTCGCCAAAGACAAAGCCGCGTCTCTGACGGAGAAGGCGGCCGAGCTTGACGAGACCGATCCTGAGCAGGCGCAGCAGCTCCGCGTTCAGGCACTCCAGCTCATCGACGGCATCCGCGGCTCCAAGCGCATCGCTCCAGCGAAGCAGGCTTCGGGATTGCTTGTTGCCGGTAACATCGACCTGAACAACAGGCCGGTGGTGAAGAACGGCGACGGCTCAATCTCGACCGTCCGCTCGATCTCCATTGGTACTGACAAGGGCGAGGTTCTGATCCCCACCGTCGTAGACGGCAAGGTGGTCAGCGACAAAGAGGCCGTTGCCCACTACCGCAAGACCGGCGAACACCTCGGCGTCTTCAAGGATGTAGCTTCGGCCAACGCCTACGCGCAGGCTCTCCACGAGCAGCAGGCGCAGCAGTATGCTCCTGTGGTCCCGGCGGTTGCTTCAACCGGCGCCTCGCTTGAAAAGCACTACGCTGCCCTCGAACGCATCGAGAGCCGCGGGAACCAAGCGGCGGTGTCCCCCAAGGGCGCCGTCGGTGTCATGCAGGTCATGCCGGGAACCGGCCCTGAGGCTGCCAAAGCGGCGGGCCTCCCGTGGGACGCCAAGCGTCTCCGCACGGATGCCGACTACAACCGCAAGCTCGGGCAGGCTTACTACAAGAAGCAGCTCGTCGAGTTCGGCGACCCTGTGAAGGCGGCTGCCGCGTACAACGGTGGACCTGGCCGCGTTCGCGGACTGATCGCCAAGTATGGGGATAGCTGGCAGGATCACCTGCCCGCTGAGACCAAGTCGTACATCCAGCAGTTCTCCGAACGGCTCGGAGCTGAGGCCAGCAAGCCCTACAGCAGCGGCCCTGCCGTTCCTGAGGACGTGCTCAATCCCAAGACCCCCTCGGACATCGCGGCGGCTGACCCTACGGGCGCCAACAACCCGCTCTACTCGCTCAACCCGCAGGAGCGGGCGGAGCTTGGATCGTTCCGCAGGCAGCTCAAGTCGGACATCGACCGGGCGTCAGAGGCAGCGCTGAACAAGCGCCAATCGACGGCTGCGATGGACTTCATGGGCCGGCTCCACGGGATGGGCGCCTACCCGACTGCCGGCGAAATCCAGCAGGCGGCCCGCAAGGGCGACATCGGCGTGGCTCACGCGGTGCAGCTCTTGGGCGTCATCGAGCAGGACGAGAACCAGCGAGAAGGTGCGGCGCGGGAAGCGCGGGCGCAAGCTCGGGAAGACCGGGCAGAAGTCCGTGAGAACCGCGTGGAGCTTGTCGACAACTACTCGAACCGCATCCTCGGCAATCTCGTGAGTGGCAAGTATTGGAACGGAGCGGCAGGCGCCGAGGCGGAGCTAAGAACTCTCCTCCCGTCGATCGCCGACTCCGACGTTCGGCAGGCGGTCTTCTCCGCCGTCACGCAGGGCGTCAAAGCCCACACGGACCTCCAGAACGCCACCCCTGAGTATCGCACCGCCATGTCGCGGTTCGACGAATGGGAAGCCGTCTACGCGAGCCAGCTCAAGAAGGGCCGGCGCATCAATCCCGAAGACCGCGGCCGAGCCGAGGTCATGGTGAAGAACTGGGTGAACTCCTACCGGGTTCGCCTTGGCGAATACGCAGCCCTTCCGCCCGACAAGGTGCAGTCCTTCATGGACCGCGCTGAGAAGGACCTGGACGGGATGATCGATCGCCGGTTCCCGATCCGATCCTCACACCGATAAGGAGGACAAGTGCCCTCACAAGACTTCATGCGTCGCTACAACGATGCAAGCCCTGATGAGGGCACTGCCTCCAAGGTCCGGAACGCCAAGAGCCGCATCCACGTGAATGCAGCAACGGCCGCCTTGGCCGGCTCCGCCGACACGATCACGTTCAGCTATCTGGACGAGTTCTACGGAGCCGGCGACGCGGTCGGAAACTACATCGACAGCACACTAGGCATCGGTCCCGGCCACTTCGGGTCCGGCAAGAGTTACGAAGAAACGCGAGACCAAGTCCGCGCAGACCTAGAGCAGACCCAAGAGGATCATCCCTACGCCTATCTCGGCGGCCAGATAGCAGGTGGGTTCGTCCCCGTCTTCGGATGGGGCGGGCGCACAGTTAAAGGAGCCACGCTGGCGGGAGCCGGCTTCGGAGCACTCTACGGCACCGGCGCGTCCGATGGCGACATTGAAGACCGCCTGAAGAACGGCCTAGTGTACGGCGCAGTGGGTGGCCTCGGCGGCTACCTACTGTCCGGCGTCGTGATCCCCACGGCCAAGTGGGCAGGTGGCCGGATGGTCGCGGCCTTTGGGCGTGGCAAGAATGTACGCCTCAATGCAGCCGACCTGCCAGAGCGTCCCGGCCTGTTTCAGGAGATTAAGGACGCCCACCTCAGCGAAGACCTAACGGCACCCAAGGCGAAGCCCACGGCCGAGCCAGCTCCTGGCGCTCTCAACCCCGAGACCTCTCTCGGCGCGAAAGCAGCGGGAGAAGCCAAGCCTGCCCTCGACGACACGCTCGAAGACGGCGCGCTGCTGACTGTGAAGGACCTCCTCGGGGAGCCTGAGGCCGCCGCCAAGGCGGTCGCCAAGCGCCTCGGCAAGATGACCCCGCAGGAAGCTGAGGACCTTCTGAAGAATATCGCGAAGTCGGAAAGCGACGGCTCAGTCGTCACCAACCCGCACTTTCGCTCGCTCCTGAAGATCGACCTGACCGGCACCAAGCTCGAACAGGCGCAGGTCGTCAAGGCGGCCGAGATATTCGAGGACGCGATCGAGGCTCTGTCTGAGAAGGCGGGGCAGCGCGAGCGCACCGTTGCCGGCATGGACCAGCAGGTCCAGAACGAGCTGAAGAAGGGCCTGACCCTCGGCGAGCTGGAGGACAAGTACCAGCAGTCGCAGAACGGCTTCGTTGACACGCGCATCGCGCAGCACGTCCTACTCACCGCCACGGCCAAGGTCGTGAGGCTCCGCGAGGAGCTTCTCCCCCGGCTCATCAAGGGTGAGGAAGGCGTCCGCGAGCAGCTCGTCGACGAACTCACCGACGCAGCTCACCGCATGGTGTTCGCTAAGGGCATCCTGTCCAACGCCGGACGCGCCCTCGGCATCCTGTCGCACGGCGTGAACGCAACGGTCGTGGACGTCGCTGACGACGCCTACAAGCTCTCGGCCAACGAAATCCGCGCTCGCGTGGACAAGTCCCTGTCGACCCTAGGCGACGACAACCTCAAGGAACTCCTTGCGGGTGTACGGTCGATGGCCGATGCGGAGAACATCGAGCGCGTCCTGCTCAACGAAGGGGAGGCGGAAGCCTTCACCACGTGGAAGCGGGCAGTCGGTTCGGTGTCCCTGTGGTTGCGCTCGAACGCGCTCACCCCGGCTACCTTCGTGTTCAACGTCGCCGGCTTCGTAGGTCACGTGGCGCTCCGTCAGCACTTCGCGAAGCGGATCGCAGCGAACGCCTTGGAGAAGGCCGGCCGGCTTGAAGAGGCAGTGGCCCTTCGGCTTGAGGAAGACATCACCCGCAGCGTCCGCTGGCAGGCGACACAGGCAGGCTTCAAGGCCATGCTCAAGCGCATCCAGTGGGAGTTCTGGACGGACGTCGAGAGCGTCGCCGCGGTTGGATGGGGAGACGGAACGGTCGCAGCAAAGGCTCGCCTGAAGCGCGGGACGATGCTGTCCGAAGGTTACACCCCGCCGACCATGCGCGAGTTCGACGACAAGCCTCGCCTGAACGTCCGCGACGTGGGCGCCTTCAACGCCAAGATCGAAGCCGATCGGACGCAGGGCGGCGCATTCGCCAACCTCGTCTTCCACGCTCAGAAGGCCCGTGCAGTCGCAGCCAACGCGCTCGACGCGGCGGGTGGCCTGGGCATGAAGGTCTTCACGGCAATGCCGGATGACATGGGCAAGGAGTACATGCGGATCACTGAAGGGTTCGCCCTCAGTGCCCGTGAGGCATTCCGAGAGGCCCGTGAAGCTGGCGTCCCACCGGCGCAGATCGAGGACTACGTGAAGCGTCGCGCTCGCGAGCTGGCTGAGATGCCGACCGCGGACATGATGCAGAAGATCGAAGCGTCCCTCGTATCCACCGGCGAGCTGCAAGGCGAGACCAAGTTCCTAGCGAACCTCCACAAGATGATCGAGAACGAGGCGAACGAAGCCCTGTTCCTCGACGGTCCTCAGACCGAGCTAGGCAAGGTGTCGGCGAACTTCATCTCGAAGGTCGACCGCATCGGCCTCGTGCTGCCCTACGTCCGCACCCCGATCCGCCTCATGGAGCGCGGGTTGGTGGACTACGGTCCGCTCGGGCATGTCGCCAAAGGCGTCCGCGAAGTGATCGCCAAGGGCGGTGTCGAGGGCGAGCTGGCGAAGGCCCGCCTCGAAGTCGGTATGCGCGTGTTCAACGCGGGCATGGTCCTCGGACTGGCTCAAGGGATCACCGTGACCAACGGCGGGTTCGACAACAGCGCGAACCTCGATGCAGGTCCACCCAACCGGCTCAACCTGCCGGGTGGTGGCTTCATCGAAATCGGCCGCCTCGATCCGTTCTCCTTCACCGTCGCTACGGGCGCCCTAGTTGGGCAAGCCTTCCGTGACGGCTACAAAGACGGAACAGAGTACGACCAAGAGCAGGCCCTCAAGGCTGCGGCAGCGACCGCCGTCATGGGAGCCTACGACGCCATCCTCAGCAAGTCCTACCTTCAGGGCCTCCAGCAGCTCCTCGACGCGATCCCCGGCAGCGGGGGCGATCAGGAGCAGTGGCTCGGCAATGTGGAGAAGATACTCCAGAACGCCACCTCTCGCTTCGTCCCCTTGGGCGGCGTTGGGCGGCAGTTCAATGACACGTTCCGCAATAGCGCCATCGAGAGCGTCGGTTGGACGGACACCATCCTCCGCACGATCCCCGGCGCCGGCTACGGCATGGCTCCTCGCATCGATCCCCTCGGGGACGAGGTGAAGGCGCGTACTGCCGGCATCAACTTCGGCAGCTCCGAGCTGACCGAAGGCCAACCGATCAGCGACGTTAAGCGCAAGCTGCGCGACCTCGGCATCGACATCACCTCGATCAGAAAGTCTGACCCTGACGGGTTCGACCTGACGAGCGAGGAGCTGTCTGAGATCCGCCGCATCCGAGCAAAGGAAGCCCTCAACTCTGAGGGCCTGAACATGACGGAGGCGCTGCAAGAGCTGTTCGATGACCCGTGGTTCAAGTCACTGCCTACGAAGGACGCCAAGCGGACGGCCATCGTCGACGCCATGCGGGAGTTCAATAAGCCCGCGTATGAAATCCTGAGAGAGCGGAACGCCAAGTTCGCCTCGAAGGAGACCTACACGAAGTCCCTCGCCGACTACATCGCGGACGGACTGAACCGTCGACAGGCCGAGCGCTCAGCGCAGGCCGACGTCCAAGCTGAGGGGCTTCCAGCCCCCGACCAGTAACAGGGACCCCTTCGGGGGTCCCACAAGACCCCCAAGGAAAATCTGAATGTCAACCTCCTCGGCCTACGTGGGCGACGGTGCGACGACGGCGTTCAACATCACGTTCGACTACGTCGACACCGCTAGCGTTCGCGTCTCGGTGGATGAAGTCGATGTCGCGTTCACCTGGAACACCGCTACGCAAGTGATCGTGTCGCCGGCCCCGGCCGTGGGCACAGTCGTTCTCATTTACCGCAGCACCGACATCACGGACCCTGCCGTCGTCTTCCAGAACGCCGGGGTGCTGACCTCCGACCTCCTCAATGATGCGGTCGAGCAG